CTATTGTTGGAGATTTAGGAGAACGAGAATTATTAAACCGTGCGCAACTATTGTTAAAAGGTATAGCGATTACATCTGATACAGGGTCTGGTGGTATAGTTGTTGAGGGTGTATTAAATCCTAGCAACTATCCTACTGATCCTAGCCAAATTTCGTGGGGCGGACTAAGCAGTCTAGCAGCTGGTGGCCAGCCTAGCTTTGCACAAATAGCACCCGGCGGATCAGTAACATGGAACAGTGGATCGCAAACAACAGCAGGAGCAACATTACAAACAGATATCAACGGTAATTTAACTGTACCCAACAATTCGGTATTTAACAGATCATCAGGGTCTAGTTTCTTTTACGCGACGCAGGCTAGTTGGACTAGTATTGGTGCTACCACCGGATCAACCATAAACGACGGTAAGTATCCTTCTGGAACAACTATTACTACTATTTCTGCTAGCAGCAGTCCTACAGCCACAACTATTGACCAACTTACTACTGGTAATGTGAGGTTAGAATTTGATATATCCTTTGGCACTAATCTTTATTATGCTAGAGCCTTTGAATGGTCCAACAATGTAAATCCTGTCTCCACAGTTGGAATGACCATCAACGGCGGTGGCTTCCCAAGCGGAACATATGTGACCAATGTATCAGGACCAAGTTCAGCCAGTGGCAGAACATATTATACTTTGACAATGAGTGCAAGTACTTTTGGAGCAAGTAGAGATAGCAATGCTACTTTTAGTCTAGGCGGAACTTATTCAAATAATTTAGACAATTTATATTTTACTTCTTCAAGTTGGAATAATTTGCCTTTAGATTGTAGTATAGTAGGAGCAACTACTAATGATGCAACTACCTTTCCTACACCTAGAACGATCAATACAATTAACACTGGAAGATCATTTGCAGGAATAACTTATACAAGAGTTGTCTTTAGTGGAGTAGCGGCTAGTATTTCAGGCAGTAGAACAATAACTTTTAGCCACACTCCTTACTATCAAGTCAATACAAGTTTAAACAGTACTAGCTCAGTAAATGCTGCTGCTAACGTGCAGCTAAGTGTAAGACAAAGTACAGGTAACACAAACTTTGTTTTTTTTACTAGTGCAAGCTGGACTAATTTAGTGAATACTAATGGTGCAGGAGTAGGTACAGAAGTTTCTATAGATAGTAGTTTAACAATAACTAATTTTATTGGCAACGGAACAACAACTGTAACTGGTACTATAGCCGCTACTGCTAACGTAATCGGAGTAGGTAATAGAATTACTATATCAGGTGCTACAGGAACAGAACAGACTAAACTTAATGGAACTTGGACTGTAGCAACTGTGGGTGCAACTACATTTACTTTTGTTGTTTCGACATCAGTTGTAGCCGGAACATTAACAACAACTTTAGGAACAACTACATTATTAAGTGATTTTCCAGCAGGTACTAGAATTAGTAATGTAAGCACAGAACAAACATTTAATGGAACAACTTACTATAGGGTTCAATTTAATCAAACTAGTATTTCTGCTCAATCTCCAGCAGAAGTAATTACCTTCAGATTTGGTCAACCACCATATGCACTACCAGGAGAAACAGTATTTTCATTTATTTCACAACCTGGAGAAAGCGGCGAACTGGATCTAGCAGAATTAAAAGAACTTACTAATACTACATTGGGTGGCAGAGGAACTTATCCAAATGGGCCTGATGTGTTAGCAATTAACGTTTATAAAGCGTCTGGTACAACTGTTAATTCTAATATTATTTTACGTTGGGGTGAGGCGCAAGCTTAAAGACTGTCAGAAATATCTATGATTGATTGGATCTTAGTCTGAATTATTTTATTGCGAAGACTAAGATCCAATGCCTTATGTAAAGGTTTAGGAGGCGAATCTAATTGAAACCATCCCCATGCTTGATGTTCGTCACTTAAAATAGGAATAAATTCATTTTCTACTAGACAAAAAAATGTATGAAAATTGAAAAGGCTATCATTACTTACGAATTTTTCTAAAGGTATTGTTTTTAAAATATCAGGAACATGTCCTAATTCTTCTTCTATTTCTCTTTGTAAACCTTGAAAAATAGTCTCTCCCTGATTGTTAGTGCCTCCGACTAGCACCCAGTTATCACTGTGCTTTCCGTGACGCTTTTGTAGAAACAAAAATCTGCGAGTCGATCTTGCAAAAATAAATGCACCCGAGCATTCAATCGAATCTTTTATAGTTCTAGTCTCCATTCGCCTCTTGGGTATTCGCCTTCGAAACTCTTTACCCAACTAATACCATTCCACTTATATTGTACTAGTGTATAGATATTAGTTTGATAAATCAAGTTATCTGAATTATCTTGAGCAGAAAATACGATGTGCCACTCGCTGCCGTCCCATTCAATTATGTCGTTAGCCAGGGCAACGAAATCAGAATTGTCAGAATTTTTCCATGCATCTGCTCCATCGCTATTATTAACGTGCCCAATATCGTCAATTATTAGATATCTAGTACCTGCGACAGGCGAAAGTCCTGAACCATTTGGCCCAGCATTTAGCGGATCTACTACGGCATCAAACGTTCCCCAACTAGCCGATGCTCTTGAAGGCCCAGGTATAGCATCATTGGTTGGATAAGTATCTACATCCCAGTTAGCGGTCATTACCGTTTCGTCTCCTGTTATAGGATTTATGGTAATATAGCCAACTACTTCGGTTCCGTCTTCTTGATATAAAAATACTTTACTTAATCCTGCTTGATATTTTCCAGGATGCATGTCTAACAAAACAGTCCAACTTATGTATCCAGAGCTTGCAGTAGGATTAGTGAGTCTTATATCATTACCAGAAACTACTACTGATAAATTGCCTGCATTAACTTTTTCAGATCCTAAAAATCCTGTTAAACTCTGTTGTCCTACATTAGTATCAATGCCTAACCCTTCTATGTATCCTGGTTCTAAATCTTGTCCTGAATTAAAAACGTTGGCAATAATATTTGTTACAATTCCTAACTTTTTAACTTTAGCTGGTGGTGTTAAGTAGATTGGAGTTTTTAAAGTTATAGTAGCAATGTCAATAGATATACTTGTACCTTGAGGAACAGTTCTACTGGTAAATGCCACATCTTCTAATTCTACTACAGTTAAACTAGTCCAATCTAAATAATTATCAGTGCTTTGTATCTCAAGACTAGGATTAAAAAAAGTTAAAATTTGTTCTAATAGTTGCAGTTTTTGTTCGGTGCTAGTAGACCATATGTCTACTTTTACAGTCATTATGAACGGAGTAGGCATTAATCTTTCTATAGTATAATTGGCTCCTTGTGTTCCAGTATAATTTCCGTTTTCGACATCTCGTTCTCTAATGTGTACTTTGCTAACAAAACTATGATCACCCAAACGTGTTCTGTCTAAATCTAAGTCAGTAATATAAACAGCAATTTTAGGAGCACTAGCCAGAGTGTTTTCACTATTTTGATTAATCACGGATGCTGCTTGTCTATCAGCATCTCCATAAGAAACTGGAACTCTTCTTAAAGTTCCGTCACTGTATTTGACTGTGAAATTACTGAATAATCTTATTATTTGTAATAAGTAACGTCTTATCTGACCATCGTAGAAAAACTGCATTTAAAAATCCGCCTTAGGTTTTAATGCTTTACTTAAACTTTGACGCTCTTCGACAACTTCGTCATTTATTACAGCAGTATTAGTATTATTAATAAAACTGGTCCTATGTGTCGAACGAGTATCAGTGTTAGTTAATGTATGTCGCACAGCATCTTCTTTTTTAACCCAACTGCTTCCATTGAATCTAAACAGTCTATTAGGAAAAAAATCTGTTCTCAAGAAAAAGTCCCCATCTCTTGCAGTAGTAGGAAAAGCTATACCATGGCCAAAATCTGCGCCGTTACTAGGAACACCGTCTCCTAATAGATAACCAGTATAACCAGATCTTTGTGGTCTAGCATGAATAGCACTAGCATCTGGACTATGACTAGTTTCTTGACTAACATCGATATCTGTTTCGTCAGCAGTGCGTAATAAAGGTAGTCCAGTGTTAGTGTCTATTGCTAGAGTATAAAATTGTTGTGTTTCGTAACCACTTTTTGGAGTATTTGCCTCCGCTTGTGATAAAATTGCATCATTGATTTCTAAATTTTTTACTCTATTACTAACAATATTTTCGATAGTATTTCCACTGTACACTGAAAAATAGCTAGCGTTAGGAGGAACGTTACCTGTAGTTTCTGCTGTAACCGTGTACAGTGTTCCTTCGTATCTTACAAT